TCATTGCCTTTATGGACTGACGCTTACCTTGGCGATACAACCCATTTAACAACGTTAGAGCATGGGGCTTATTTATTGTTATTAATTGCAGCTTGGCGTAGCCCAAATTGTCGATTGCCTAATGATGACAAAATGCTTGCAAGGTATACTAAGCTAACACCAACACAATGGAAGCGAATTAAACCTATGATTTTAAGCTTTTTTGATGAGAAAGATAATTGGCTTTATCAAGGAAGATTGTCTGATGAAAGCAGTTTCGTCAAACAGAAAAGCAAAAGACAATCAGACAAAGCAAAGGCTAGATGGTTGAAATATAAAGAAACACCTGATGCCGTGGCATCTTCTGGGGATAGCCGTGGCAATGCCCCCACACCCACACCCACACCCACACCCACAGTTATTAAAGATACTAACGTATCTTTATATAAAACGAGGAAATCAAATAATGGAAAGTTCAAACTTAAAGACGATTGGAGACCTAACGGAAAATCTGACCAAATCGGTGCAAGTGAAGGATACACTGCACAAGAAATCGAATGGGCATCAATCGGATTTAAAGACTACTGGATTGCAGAAGGCAAGCTCAAAACCAAAACAGGCTGGGACAGAAGTTTCTATAACTGGTTACGATCTAGCATCACACGCAAAGCAATACTCGAAAAACGTAAATCCATTAGCGGTAACGATGGCCGTAGAGGATTTGGTGAAATCGCACACGACACTATTGCAGAAATGGAGCGACAAGGCACATGAGCCAATTGGCTACGAGGTTGGTGAGGTGACAGATGAGCTTAAAGATTTTGTTGCCAAGCAATGTCTACCACTAACGGCAAAGGAGATGAGCTACGAACTTACTACCTTGGCAGCATTAACTAAGCGCAGGGACAATGGCGAAATAGATACAAAGACTTTTGTGCAAGCCTACGTTACTAAGCTGGCTGATTATCCTGCTGACGTTGTGAAGTATGTGCTGGCAAATGCTGCAAAGGATAGCAAGTTTTTTCCAGCATGGGCAGAGTTGTATGACGAGCTTGAATACTGGGGCAGAAGCAGATTGAGATTAAAAAACGCAATAATTAAAATAGGAGAAAAAGATGGCAGATCGTTATGAGTTGAAGACACCACGCAAGGGTAAAGATGGAAAAGTTTTCTGGACTAAAGTAGGTGTGGCATTTCCGCAAAAGAATGGTACAGGTTTTAACATACAGCTAGAAGCGTTGCCCTTGCCACAATTAAACGACAATGGTCAGGTTGAGGTGTTTATTTCAATGATGCCACCATTTGAAAAAAATGGTGTTGCACAGAGGGATGCGTCAACAGATGATCATATACCATTTTAATGGTTGAGGAAGATTATCAAGCGTGGGAAGCCTACCCACAATATCGCTGGATATACAACAAGTTGGAGCTTTCTTTAGAATTAGGCTATGAGGCTGGACCAGCTTGTGTTCCTGTAAACAAGACAGGTGATTATATTGTGCGCCCTATTTATAATCTGTATGGCATGGGCATAGGTGCAGTCAAAAAATATTTTGATCGTTATAAGGATACAGAGGATTTAATCAATCATAAACATATACCCCCAGGGTATTTCTGGTGTGAGTGGTTTGATGGCAAGCACCAAAGCGTTGACTTTATCAAAGAGGGCAACGAGTGGGTGGCATTTCATGCTATGATTGGCAAACACGAAAGCAAAGATAACTTAACAAAATTTATAGAGTGGGAAGTAACAAAGCCAGACATTGAACTGCCAGATTGGCTACACAACATTACAACAGAAAAATATTTGAATGTTGAAACAATTGGAGATAAGATCATTGAAATACATCTGCGAAGTGGTAATGATGTTGGCTGGGACTATAATATTGGCACAAAGATAATACCAGCGTGGAAAAACAACAATAATGAAAAATATAAATATATGAATTTTATTTCTAATTTACATAACGACATGGAAAAGTATGAAGCGAATGGCCAATTGCGAGACGTGCGAATTGGCTATTATGTGGATGAAAGCTAAAAAATGGTTTTATTAAACAGCAAAAAAAAAGAAAAAACTGGTCTTTTACAAGTTGAAAAAACAACAGTAAAAAAATTTCCTAAAGCTCTTTTTGGAGAATGGAAATACGAAGAGCCAAAAAAATTTGTTTTAAAATTAGTAAAAGAATTTGGGTTGCCAGACTTTATTGAAAAAAATCATCGAACAAATGAGGGCTATGCCGTAGTTTTTAAAGACATTGATGGTTTTGATTTTGTTCGTGTCGTTGACTCAAACACAAATAAATTACATCCATACCCAGCCAAAATTTTTGTAGAGGGTGGTTTATATTTTAAAGTGCCTCAAAATCTTGTTGGAGATTTAAAAGAGGCAAGTCCGACAATTATGATTGATGAATTAAATGGATATGTAATCGGTAAGTGTGCAAGTCTAAGCATTGCAGCAGCAACCATTCAGTTTGTAATTGATGTAGTAAATGGCAACGCTCCTGCCACTAGAGAAGAATATGACAAGCGATTATTAAAAATTATTGATGATGGTGTGCTTGACCCAGATATTCCGTGGTGGGAGGACACCACAGAAGAAATGAAAAGTTAGAATTGGGTGTTATGTAGCATGATATTAGAAAACAAAAAATTGCCTGATATGGTGGTGGTTACATTTAGAAGATGAAAGACAAGCTAACACCAAAACAAAAGGCTTTTATTAAAGAATACTTGATAGACAGGAATGGAAAACAAGCTGCTATTCGTGTGGGTTACTCACCAGCAACAGCAGAAAATCAAGCCTCTCGGTTGTTAAGTAAAGATAAGGTTAGGTTAGTTGTTGAAAAAGAAATGCAGAAACACGCAGATAAGTGTGAAATAACGAGAGATGCCATACGCAAAGAATATGAGCGTGACAGGGAAACAGCACGATCTTTAGAGCATCCACAGCTAAACGTAAGCGTGGCAGCTACAGAAAAGATAGCCAAGATGTATGGTTTAGATGGTGTGACTAAGGTTGAGCATAGTGGACAAGACGGAGGGCCGATATTGTTATGGGGCAAGAAGCCTACGCAGTAGGAGCAGCATCCAGCGTCTTTAATGACTTCTTTGTGCCGAGCCGTTACAAAGCGTTATATGGGGGCAGGGCTAGCGCGAAGTCTCATTTTTTTGCAGAGTGCATGATAGCCAACGCTGCTATGAACTCTGGCTTCCGTGGGCTGTGTGTTCGTGAGGTGCAAAAATCACTTAAGGAAAGTGCTAAACGATTACTGGAGGATAAGATCAATGTCATGGGCTATGGTTCTAAATTTAATATCAAGCATGACGAAATAGGAACACCAGGTGGCGGTGTAATAAGTTTCGCTGGCATGAACCAACAAAATAGCGAAAGCATCAAGTCGTATGAAAATTACAGCGTATGTTGGGTGGAGGAGGCTAGTGTTTTTAGTGCGAGGTCATTGGAGCTAATACGCCCAACTATTCGTGCGCCACAGTCAGAGTTATGGTTTAGCTGGAACCCACACCACGCTTCTGACCCTGTAGACAAATTTTTTAGAGGCTTGACGCCACCAGATAACGCAATCATCCGCAAAGTAACTTATGAGGATAACGATTTCTTGCCAGATGAGATGTTAGAAGAAATGGAAATAGATCGTGAGAATAACCCTGATAGATTTGCCCATATATGGTTAGGTGAGTATGCACCACAAGCGGTTGGTGCTATCTGGAACATGACAAATATACATGAAAACAGACAACACGATATTCCAATGTTGAGGCGTATTCTCGTGAGTGTTGACCCAGCCATTAGTAATACAGACCAAAGTGACGAGCATGGTATTATCTGTGGTGGCATAGGCGAGGATAACAGAGGCTACATTATAGACGATGTATCAATGAGAGGCAGTCCACAACAATGGGCAGAAAGAGCCGTGGCAACTTATGACAAGTATGAGGCTGATGCTATTGTAGTTGAGCGTAATCAAGGTGGTGACATGGTGCGTCACACAATTAAAACAGTAAGGCCACAAATAAAGATAGTTGAGGTAACTGCAACGAGGGGCAAGCACGTTAGGGCAGAGCCAATAAGCGCATTATACGCAACCAATCAAGTAAGTCATGTTGGAAGTTACCCAGAATTAGAGGCGCAAATGTGTCGCATGACAAGCGCAGGCTATGAAGGCGATGGTAGTCCAGACCGCTGTGATGCGTTAGTTTGGCTATTAACAGAGCTATTTCCATCTATAATTAAACGCCCAAAAAGACGAAATTATGCACCAAAAGCGTCAAGTTGGATGGGGTAATTGATTGTCAAGATAATTTTTTAGTGGTAGCTTGATGCAAAATTAGGATAGGGTAGGCGCATGGCAGAACAAGATAATGAGCTTATAGAGCTTGCAAAAGAACAGTTTGCACAGGCACTTGATGCTTTTGAGGCGAACCAGACACGTTATGAAAAGGACGTAAAGTTCGGGCGCATGGGCGAACAATGGAATGCTGATGATATTGAGGAGCGTAAAAACCAAGGCAGGCCAAGCCTCACTATTAACAGGATGCCCAGTTTTATTCGTCAAGTGGTCAATGACGCTAGACAAAACAAACCATCTATTAAAGTCCACCCATTTGACGATACAGCAGACCCAGACACAGCAGAAGTAATAAACGGCATTATTCGCAACATAGAACAAGTATCAAAAGCAGACTTGGCATACGACACAGCCATAGACTGCGCCACAAGTGGTGGTTTTGGTTATTTTCGTATTGACCTTGATTATGCTGATGACGATACCTTTGATTTAGACATACGCATTAATCGTATACTCAATCCTTTGACAATATATCCAGACGCAGCATCCACGAGCGCAGATAGTAGCGATTGGAATTATTGCTTTGTTACGGAAATGATGCCTAGAGATGAGTTTGAAGATCAATACCCAGACGCAGAGGCTATAGATTGGTCGCCAACACATTTAGACGATAATGACCAAGCGTGGTACGATAAGGATCAGGTGCGAGTTGCAGAGTATTGGGTACGTGAGCCAATCAATAAAACCATTTACCTGATGTCAACTGGCGATGTAGTAAGCGAAGAAATATACAATGAGTTGCAAGCAGAGTATGAAGCAACTGGCATAGAGTTGTTGAACACAAGGGAAACAACAAGCCACAAGGTAACTCAGTACATAATGAATGGTCAGGAAGTTTTAGAAACAAACGAATGGCCTGGCAAGTATATCCCGATAGTGCCGTTGTATGGTGAGGAAATATTTATAGATGGCGAAAGGCATTTCTTCAGCCTCATTCATTTTGCTAAAGACGCGCAAACTATTTACAACTACTGGCGCACGACTACAACAGAGCTTGTGGCAATGGCTCCGAAGACACCTTGGATTGGGCCAGCAGGGGCATTTGATACTGATTTAGACCGCTGGCAAAATGCGAATACTGAAACATACAGCTACTTAGAATATGATGGTGAAGTACCACCACAACGCCAACCCTTTGCTGGACCGCCTGCTGGGGCATTGCAAGAAGCACTAAACGCTAGTGATGATATGAAGTCTGTTATGGGCTTGCACGATGCAAGTATGGGAGCGCAGTCTAATGAAATTAGTGGTGTTGCCATAAGCAAGCGAGTTCGTGAGAGCGATACATCTACCTATCATTTCATTGATAATATGGCGAGAGCGATAAGACACGCTGGCGTAATTATAGTTGATTTAATACCTATGATATACAGCAAGCCAAGAATGATGCGAGTGCTTGGTGAGGATGGTATGGCGCAAACAGTTGCAATAAATCAGCCTATTACAGAAGAGCAACAAATGTTGCAAGGTCAGCAGATGATGGAAAGATTTGAGGCCATGTCTGCTATTTATGATCTTACAGTTGGCAAGTATGACGTTACAGTAAAAGCTGGTCCTAGCTATACAACGCAACGCGAGGAAGCAAGGGAAAGCATGATTGCTTTGTTGCAAGCCTTTCCACAAGCTGCGAGTGTTACAGGTGATCTTGTTGTTGATGCTATGGATTGGCCTAACAGCGATGTTTTTGCAAAGCGATTAAAGGCATTGTTGCCACCTGGTGTTGCTGATGATCGTGATGACCCACGAATAGCACAAATGGCACAACAGATGCAGGGCATGGAGCAAGTTATAAATCAATTAATGGCTGATCGTGAAGGTAAACAGGCTGCGATACAAGTTGATCGTGAAAAGCTAATAATAGACAGCCGTAAGGTAGATATTGACTATATGCAAGCTGAAACAAAGCGCATGGAGGCAGAAATTAAGAACAAAGAGGCTGACATAAAGGCAGCAGAGGCCATGCAAGAAGACAGTCCCAACAACACGCCCATTATGGTCAAGCAAATGGACAACGCTATGAAAGAGGTTGCGCTAACGCAAGAGGCGCAAATAGCAACTGACAAACTAGACATAGAAAGAGAAAAGTTAGATTTAGAGCGTGATAAGCTCAACTTAGAGAAATACAAAGCTGATATGGATGCCTCTGTCAAAATGGCAGGCAAGACAGACGTTGATGTAACCATTAACGACATAGAGGTATCGCCAGCAGAGTAATTGTGCAGAGTAGATTACAGCATGGTGTTGTAATTTCTGTTTGATTATCGTGGAGAGCAAGGATATGATTATAGATGACCAAGTGGGTAGCGTAGCAGAAACGTCCACGCCCGAAGCCGAAGAAGTCGTAACAGACCAGCCGGAAGCTGAAGACCAAGATTCTGAGAGTGTTACCCAAAAAGGTGACTACGAAGAACCCGAAGAAGCCAAAGAAAGCGAAGAATCGGAGACAGAAGACGAGCAGCCCCCTGAGGGTTCATTTTCTGAAACTGTTGAAGTCGAATATGATGGCGAGGTGTATGAAGTACCGAAACGTCTAAAAGACGCTGTGATGGCTACAAAAGATTACACCGAAAAAACCCAATCGCTTGCTGATGAGCGTAGGAACTACGAGGCCGAAAAGGCAGACTTCACACAGTATATGGAGGCATCAAAAGCGCAGTCAGAGCAGATAGCTAATTTAGCTGCCATAGATCAGCAGTTAAAACAATTTGAAACTGTTGATATGAACCAGCTTATTGATACCGACATAACATCAGCCAATAAGTTGCAATATCAGAAACAGCAACTTTTGGTACAACGTGACCAACTTGTAGGAGCTATCCAACAAGGCGAGGCAGAGCGACAACGGCTACAGCACGAAAGTATGGTGCGAATAGCTGAAAAGACAGACGCAAAGTTAAGCAAGGAAGTTACAGGTTGGGGCGATGAGATGAAGGCTGATTTAGGCAAGTTTGCCGTTGATATGGGTTTGCCAGCCGACATGGTTAGTCGTGCTGTTACTTACCCAGAAATCAACATATTAAGACTAGCTCAAATTGGTTATAAAACAGAAAATCAGGTGAAGGCAGCCGTGAAGTCAAAGGATAATAGAGTGGTACGTGTAAAACCCTCAAAAAATCTAAAGCCTAAACGACAGTCTGCGCCTAAATCACTCTCAAACGTGACTGACCCTGTTGCCTATCGGGAACTAAGGTTGGCACAAAAAAGGAAAGCGAAAGGCTAAATTATGGCTAATACAAACCTAACTATTGATCAGATCACCAACGAGGCGTTGATGATTTTGCATCAAGAACTAAACTTTGTTGGTACGATTAACCGACAATATGATGACAGTTATGCAAAGGCTGGAGCTAAAATTGGCGATAGCTTGCGGATACGTCTACCAAATCAGTATACTGTAAGGAGCGGTGCATCTTTGAGTACACAAGACACGACAGAGCAAAGCACAACTTTACAGGTAAGCACTCAAAAAGGTGTAGACGTTAATTTTACATCTGAAGAACTTACAATGGATATTGATAGTTTTGCAGATCGTATTCTTAAACCAGCTATGTCTGTGCTTGCTGCTAACATTGAGTCAGACGTTATGAACGTGGTCTTGGATGTTCCAAACCAAGTAAACAACGTAGGCTCTGCCTTTTCATTTGCAAAGGCGTTAGCTGGCAACAAAACTTTAACTGACAACCTTGCACCATACACGGATCGTTGCCTTAACATGGCAACTCAGGACAATGTTGATTTGGTTGATGCTCTTAAAGGGTTGTTTAATGCACAAGATGGCTTGTCAAGCAACTACAAAAAGGGACGTTTAGCTGGCCCATTTGCTGGCTTTGATGGCATCTACGAGAACACCTTGTGGCCTACATTGACCACAGGTTCGGACGATGGCACAGGCGATCACCTTGTAAATGGTGCTGGTCAAACTGGTGCATCTATCACACACTCAAGTAATGGTAGTGGAACTTTTGTAAAAGGTGACATTATTACTTTTGCTGGTGTGAATGACGTACACCCTGAGACTAAAGCCGATACTGGTAGTTTAAAGCAATTTGTTGTGACTGCTGCTATGTCAGCAACAGATACAACAGTAGCTATTAGTCCTTCTATCGTAACAAGTGGCGCATTGCAAAATTGCAGTGGTTCACCGACTAATACTGGTGCAATTACTAAAGTCGGTGGTGCATCTGCTGTACACAACATTTCATTAGGTTATCACAAAGACGCTGTTGCCTTCGCAACTGCTGACCTTGTTATGCCTACTGGTTGTGACATGGCTGCTCGTAAAAACATGGACGGCATCTCAATGCGGATTGTTCGTGACTATGACATTAACAACGACAAGTTTCCTTGCCGTATTGATGTTCTGTATGGTTACAAGCTCATTCGCCCTGAGTTGGCTGTTCGTTACGCAAACAACTAAAAAAAAGAAGTGGGTGGTGGATTATCTGCCACCCACAAATCTTTAGAGTAGGAACTTTGTATGGTTACAAAACGCAATGCAAAAAAAATTAAAAAAGTTGTAAAAAGTCTAAAGAAAGCGTCAAAGGCTCATGCAAGCCAAGCAAAAAGCTTAAGTAAAGTAATTAAACCCAAAGGCAAGAAAAGGTAAAATTATGAAATATTATATACGTGACTTGGAAGATGGCACAGTGCAAAGGGTTGCGTTTGCAGAAGACCCTGGCAAATCAATACCACAATGGCGATTAGATGACACGCCACGAAACGCACCAGAAAAGAAAACAAAAGCAGTTAAAAAAACAACGGCAAAAAAGAAAGCTAAAAAGTAATGGCTATTACGGATTACGCTAGTCTCAAGACCACTATTGCAGACTATCTGCATCGTAGTGATTTGTCTGATTCCATTATTGCTAATTTTATACAATTAGGTGAGGTAAGGCTAAATAGAAACTTGCGAGTTTTACAGCAAGAAGCAACTGCAACTTTAACTCTAAGTGCAGACGCTTCAAGCGTTAGTTTGCCTAGTGATTGGATAGAAACAATTGATGTAATTTACAGTGATGACAAGCGTAACATACAGCCACAAAACATACGCAATTTAAACTCGCAACGCACGACAGATACAACTAAGGGCAGACCTCACTTGTACGCTACAACTAATGGCACAATGATTTTTGAGCTTATTGCTGACCAAACTTACAGCATTTTGTTAAATTACTTTAAAAAGTTTGACGTTGCATCCGATAGTACAAACTGGCTTTTAACTAATGCGCCAGACGCTTACTTGTACTCTGCGCTCATTGAGGCAAAAGGGTATATTAAAAACTTGCAAGATTTGTCTTTGTGGGCTGATGGCTTAACTGTGGCAATAAATGATCTCAACAGGTTGGATAACAGGACAAGGCGTAACGCTACTATGAGGCTAGATAGTGCGCTAGTCAGAACAGGACGATTTGATATTAACAGAGGCTTCTGATGTTGCAATTTGGCGAGTTTTTACCAGATCAGTCTGATTATACAAATGTTGGCGCAACAGATGCCAAGAACTGCATACCATTAACTAATAAAAGCTATGCGCCCTTGCGAGATTTGTCGCCTGTTATAGATGCTTTGACAAATCGCATACAAGGTGCTGTTTCAATGCAAGAGTCAGATGGAACACAGCACACGTTCTGTGGAGACAATCAGAACTTGTTTTTATTAGGCTCAAGTGCCTTTGCTGAAATATCCAAATCAACTAACGCCTATACTTGCGCTACAGACGATCATTGGGACTTTGTGCAGTATGGAGATAGGGCAATTGCTGTCAATGGTCACACAGACGCTCCACAAAGTTTTGTAATGGGAACATCAAGCGACTTTGCTGATCTAGGAGGTAGTCCACCACAGGCGAAGCATTGTGGCGTTGTTGGCGAGTTCGTTATGTTTGGCAACATTGACGATGCAACAGATGGAGTAGTACCGAACAGAGTTCACTGGTGTGCTATTAATGACCCAACAGACTGGCCTACGATCGGCAGTAGTGACGCAGCACAAAAGCAAAGTGACAGGCAAGACCTCAAAAGTGGCTTGAGTGTGCAAGCTATTATAGGGGCAGTTGGTGGTGCTGATGGTGCTATATTTATGCGGAATAGTGTGTTTCGAGTGTCATACGTAGGTGCGCCTCTTGTGTTTGAGTTTAAAGAGGTGGAAAGAGGACGAGGAACTATTGCATCACAGTCTGTTGTCAATGTCGGAGCTTTTGCGTTTTATTTAGCAGAACAAGGATTTTTTGTCTTTAACGGCTCAACCTCACAAGCGATTGGCAACCAAAAAGTTGATAAATTCTTTTTTGCTGACTTGGATTTTAACTTTATACACCGCATAACAGCAGCACAAGACCCAGTAAACAAGTTAGTTTATTGGAGTTATCCTGGTGCTGACAACATAGATGGCAGGCCAAATAAGGTCATTATATACAACTGGGAAATAGGGCGTTGGTCGTATGGCGAAATAACGGCTGATTTAATTTTCACTGACACCTCACCTGGCTACACAATGGACAACATTGATGGTTTTGGCAACATTGACGCTATTGACACAACCTTTGATGACAGGTTCTGGGTTGGTGGCTTGTCTTCATTGTCAGCGTTTAACAGCGCACATCGGTTGTCTACTTTTACAGGCTCTGCATTGGCTACAACCTTAACAACAACAGAGTTTGGGGGCATGGAATTGTTTAGCAAGCCTAATGAGCGATTGTATGTTAATGGAGTTAGACCCTATGTTGATGGTGGCACAATAACAGTTGAACTAGATTATCGTGATAGCCCTAGCGGTTCTGTAACTACAGACGGACCGAATAGCGTAGATGCTAATGGCACAGCCCACTTTACACGTTCTTGTCGTTATGCAAGGGCAACAATAAAAGTAGCAGCTGGTGGCACATGGACACACGCACAAGGTGTAGATTTAGACGTTAGTGAGGATGGCACAAGTTAGTGACAGTAACAGAATTTAACACACCACCTAGTGACTTAGACGATCAAAAGAAACTTGCACGTTTGCAAAGTCAAAGCATTGCTGGCTTGATGTTTGGTCGTAGCAACAACGTAATAGATTTTACTGCAACAGAAAACGCTGCCACGACTACAATAACTGACTCTAGGCTAGGCGTGAATACAGCCTTGTTCTTTATGCCAACAACGGCTAATGCAAGTGCTGAAATAGGGGCAGGCACAATTTATGTAGGTCAGTCAAACAGGGTGAATGGTTCTGTTGTAGTTACTCATGCGAACAATTCACAGACAGATAGAACGTTCAAGGTAGTAATGGTGGGATAATGCTGGATCATGTATTAGTTCTGTTGGCACATTCGCCAACGCATCATTATTGGACGATAAAGGAAGTAGCAAAACGCATAATACCACCTGTAAATCTTAATCAAAATGTGGGCATAATAGAAGATGGTTATTTAAAGGCATGGGCAAGTTGGGGCTTCCTTTCTGAAGAAAAGAGTGATAAGTTTTTAGATGGTGAGTACGAGTTGATGCCAGAAGATTGGAGAAGCGGCAACGTTCTGGTCTTTATGGATTTTGTAGCCCCTTATGGGCATACAAGAAAATTGTATAGAATGTGTCGCAATCTATTCCCAAAATACCCAAAAGCTGAGTGGAGGCGACACCTTAAAAACAAGAGGGTAGGAGTGGCGTTAAATGTCTAGTGGTACAAGTGGTGGTGGCATGAGTGGGGATGACCCCAATGACCCAAATTCACCAACCTATGGTGGAATAGCTGCTCCTGCTTCTAGAGGAGATGACGCAGACGATCCAAGTTCACCTAATTATGGTGGAATGGCTGATCTATATGCTGCTGATGCTGCGTTGCAATTTGACGGAACTTATCCAGAAGTTACTGAGTTGGATGATTTTGCAGAACAACTTAGACCAGCAGAATTGCAACAACCACAAACTTTCATGGATAAAGTTGTTAAAGAGGTAGAGGACAAAACAGCAGGGGAAGTACTTTTTAGTCTTGCTAATGCTTTAGCACCACCGATCATAAGTATACCTGCAATGGGTCTTAATGCTTTAGCTAATGCAATGTATGATCCAACAAGGGCAGGAAGAGGACCAGTTGACGGATATTATACAAACATGATGCCAAGGCCCGATTATACTTTAGGTAATATGTTTGGGTTAGGGTCAAAAGGTGCATTTCCTAACAATGAAATGGATTACGAATTTGATCCAACTTATACAAGAAATGTCTTTACTGATCGTAGTGAGATATTCGATGACCCATTAGAGGGAGGAAACCAAGACCCTGACCCTTATGGAAGGCGTTATTTGTTGCCAACACCACAAACAACAGCACCTGTAGAGCCAATGGTAAACAATCCTTTGCCATTGACCCCTTATGATTACCAAAAACAAAAGTGGATGGGTAATCAGTTTATATTAGCACCTATTAGGAGAACATAGCTATGAGTAGCGGTAGCAAGCCAGCCACTTACCAGACAACTACAACAAGTGCTGCACCTTGGTCTGGACAGCAAGAATATCTTACAACTGGCTATCAAAGGGCGAGAGATGATATTTTAAACAGGCCAACAGAATTTTATCCTAATTCTACAGTCGTGCCGTTTTCGCCTGTAACAGAACAGGCATTGACAATGCAAGAGCAAAGGGCATTAGCTGGCTCACCTGTTACGCAAGCTGCTCAGTCTCAAGTTCAAAGCACAATACAAGGAGATTTTCTTAATGCTAACCCTTATTTGTCACAAGCTATTACAGACGCTACGCAGCCTGCTATAGAGAGATTTCAAGAAGATATTGTGCCAAGCATACAATCAGCATACAGCAGTGCTGGTAGATATGGATCAGGGTTACAGCAAAGAGGCGAAGAAAGAGCAGCGCAAGCTGCTTTAGATCAAGCCTCAAAAATTGCTTCCGATATGTCATATCGTAATTTTGCTGATGAAAGAGCAAGGCAGTTGGCAGCGTCTGCATTAGCTCCAGAGATGGCAAGACAGGATTATGTAGACTTGCAAGCCTTAAAAGGAGTTGGCGTAGAGCGTGAGGGCATGGCTGGCGCACAACTACAAGAAGACATACAAAGGTTTGCACAGCAACAGCAAGCACCTAAAGACGCATTGTCACAGTATATGGCACTCGTTGGAGGTGGTGGTTACACAGACACAACGCAGACAACGCCTTTATATAGAAACTTAGCCGGTGATATATTAGGTGGTGCAGCAACAACGGCTGGAATAGCAGGGCAGTTATTTGGTCGTCAAGGCATCTTTCCGTATGGGGGTTAATTAAATGATTATGAACAAAAGATTTCCTGGTTTACTTGTTACCCCTGCTGACAAGGAGCAAGCCCTTTATAGTGGATTAATGGGACTAGGCTCACAACTTGCACAAGGCTACACGAAACAGCCATCATCATTTTTGCAAAGATTAACACAAGGTGGTCAGGCATTTCAAAAAGCCTATGGTGACAAGATAGCCACAACGAAGGCAGAGCAATTGCAAAATATGCAAGCTCAATCTGCACAGGCACAATTAGAAGCGCAAATGATGAAGATAGCAGAAGCTGCAAAATTAAAGAAACTACAAGAAGACCGAGAGCAAGCAGCAATGAGATATTTTGGCTCACAAGGTCAGTACTCACCCAACATGATGGATGCTAGTGGCATTGAACAAACAATGGACACAAGAAATGTAAGTGGCTCAATGCCTTTATCTGTATACGACAAAGTGAGAATGAATACAGGGCAATCATACGATGTGCTTAAAGATATAGACACAAGAAGACAAAAAGAAGAAGAAGCAATTGCTAAATTTGAGCGTGACTTACTGTTGGAAAAAATAAAAAAGCAAGGGTCAAAAGGCCTAAATCTAGAAAAAATTATGCAGCTTGAAAGAGATTTAGCAAAAGATGTACAAACTTCGTTAAAACCTCAAATAGAAAGGGTAAGAAATTATAGGGCTATCGAAGCAATATATGATGATCCAGCTACATTAGAAGCTGCGAAAAATAAATTTGGTGGTCGTGTAGAAATAGATGGAAAAGTTTTCCAACTTACGGGGCAAGGCGCAGCAGATATGGCCTTAATTTTTGCTTTTATGAAAATGAATGACCCAGGTTCAGTTGTTAGGGAAAGTGAATTTGATATGGCAGCAGAAACTGGAGGAACAACGCAAGCTGCTGTAAACTTTATTGGTAAAGTGTTAAAAGGTGATAGGTTAAGTAGTAAAGAAAGAAGAAAGTTATTGCGACAAGCACGAAATCAATTTAACGCAGCTAAAGAAGAAATTGACTTACGACTACAATCAGAAACTGCCAGATTTAAAGAATATGATGACCCAGGCTTAAGTGCAGAACGAGCTTTAAGATCAGTTTATACACCTTACACACCAAGAATTTCAGCAGATTTATTAAGGCGTAATATAACAGGAAGAGCAGGTTCTATTACAGAGGACGAGCTACCATTTGACGCCGTTAAAGTAGGTTAGGAATAAAATTGTGACAGACATTCTATATAGTAAAGAAAAAAACCAATACTATTTAAAAGATGCTGATGGCATTACACCTGTTGATGATGTCAAACAAACAGATAAAGGTGAATATATTGTTGATTATGGAGATGGCAATTATGTCAATCTTGAAAAAGAATATGAGCCTAGTTTCTACGATTACGCACAACAAGTTGTAGGACAAGGCACACTTATGGGTATCGGAGACGAAATTGCAGGAACAGTAAAAGGTTTATATGAAGGATTAACAACAGATAAAAGTGTTGGAGACGCAATAAATCAAAACATAGATGCAGAACGTGAAAGAATGGCAAAAACAGAAGCATCATTAGGTATGCCAGCAACATTAGCTTTGCAAGGTGGTGGGGGCTTGCTTACTGGTGGTTTAGGTCTTGGTAGGGCGTTAGCAAGGCAAGGGCTTTCTAAAACACAACAAGTATTACGAGGTTCGGGCATAGGTGGAGTACAGGGCGGTGTGACAGGGGCAGGAATGGCTGAAGGAAATTTGCTTGACCCAGAAGGTTTAGCAAGTCGTGGGATTGGGCTTGGCATAGGAACAGTAGGAGGAGCTATAGGGGGTGGACTTTTAACTGGGTTAGGACAACAAGTTGGAAAAGTGTTAAGCGCAACAGAACGAAAGTTGCCAGGTGGCGCAGATAGACAAACAGCAAGAGTTTTACAGCAAGTAATACCTAGAAAAGCTGTGCCTCGAATGGAAAGAGAGTTAGGAAAAATGTCTAGAGGTGTGCCTATGGACGTTGCTCCACTTGATGCTCAAAGATTAGCAGGGGCAGCAATTAGGTCAATTGGAGGTGGTAGACAGCAAGAAATTTTAAAAGCAAGACAAAAAGGGCAAGCAAGTAGGTTTGACAATATAATTGATAAAATTGTTTCACCTCAATCAGGTGCAGAAATGTTGGAAACATTAGCAAAAGACCGACAATTAAACGCTAACAAGCAATATTCAAAAGTCTACGAACAAGAAGTACCACTTACAAAAGAATTAAAAAATTTATACAAAACAAACGCAGTAAAAAAATCTTTTAGAATGGCTAAAATGATAGCAGATGATGAAAACGTTAACTTGCCAAACCTTGTTACAAAAACAAAAGAAGGCGAGGCTTTTGTTAAGCCAACTGCACGGATGTTAGATTATATGAAGCAAGGGCTAGACGCTTATGTAGACGCTCAATATAGAATAAGCGGACCGTTAGGGAGAAGCGCACAAAATGTAAGAAATAGATTTAGAGATCATTTAGACGCAATAATACCAGGATATAAGGATGCACGTTCTACCTATGCTGGATTTTCTGCAGCAATAGAAGCTCTTGAAAATGGCGTTAATTATATGAGGTCTAGCCTTGGTGATGAGCTATCAAGTATAAAAGATTTAGTAAGCAAATCTGATATAGAAAAATTAAAATTAAACGATCACGAATATCAATCGTTTCGTTCTGGAATTGCTGCTGTCTTAAAGGACAAAGTTAAAGGAAAACCTTTTGAAGCAGATGTAACAAAGATTTTTAACACGCCAAAAATATTAGAAAAATTAAATATAGCATTAGGGAAAAAAGATGCAAAAGCGTTAATAAACGAAATTCGCAAAGAAGCTAAACAAGCTCAATCTTTTGCAGAAACACAAGGTTCAGCATCGGGACAAAGAATAAGCGCACAACAAAGTTTAGAAAAACCAATGAACGTAATGGCGTTAGGTGGCGATCCTACATTGATAGCAGCTAATGCTATGGCACAAACTCTTAACAGATTAAACCCACCACCCGAAGTAATTGCTAGAAATATATCTAGGCTAATGGCTTCACCTAAAATAGAAGACCAAATGCAAGCATTTAGGCTGTTAAAAAATAGAGACAAATTTGAGCCTATGTTAAAAGTAGCTAATAGGGTTGTAGGCACAAAACCACGAAGTGTAATTCTTGACAGCTTGGCAGGCGGTGGAGGTTACTTAGGAGGTTACTTAGGAGGTAATGTAGGTGGACAATTAGGAACAGGACAATAACATGGCTGAAATAAAAGACTTATCCGCAACAGACGCAAGCAATACCGCAAGATTTCCTGAGTCTATGCTACCTAGTGCTGTTAACAATGGTGCTAGAGCCTTGGAAGGCATGATAGCTCGATTTAATCAGGACACCAACGGAAGCGTAACGTCAAGTGGAACAAACACAATAACATTAACTGCATCTTCGACATTGACAGCCTATGCTCAAGGTGATCGCTTTATGTTTAAAGCTGGTGGCACGAACACAGGAGCGGTTACGCTTAACGTGGATAGTGTAGGTGCGAAGGCTGTTCAAAAGAACCAAGCTGCATTAGTTGCTGGCGATATAACGCAAAATGATATTGTCCACGTTGTTTATGACGGCACACAGTTTCAAATGGTATCGCCACCAAAAGTACCAGTTGGATTTGGCACAGGTGACAGTCCTCAATTTACAGGCATTGAGCTAGGTCATGCTAGTGATACTACACTAACAAGAACAAGTGCAGGCGATGTAGATATTGAAGGCAATATTATTTATCGGGCTGGTGGGACTGATGTCCCGGTTGCTGATGGGGGTACTGGCGTATCATCGCTAACAGATGGGGGGGTATTACTAGGATCAGGCACAGGCGCAATAACAGCCATGTCTGTATTGGCAGATGGTGAAATGATTGTTGGCGATGGTTCTGGTGACCCTGTAGCTGAGTCAGGAGCAACTTTGCGGACTTCTATAGGTTTGGGTACTGGTGACAACGTACAATTTACTAACTGCGTTTTAACAGGCAATTTGGACGTTCAAGGCACTACGACAACTATTGACAGCACTAACACAACAATCAAAGACCCACTTATTGAGTTAAATACAGGGGCTAGTTCAAATGCGAATGATTTAGGGATAATTGCTGAACGGGGTAGCACGGGAGCCAATTCTTGTTTAATTTGGGATGAATCAGAGGACGCTTGGATTGCTGGAACTACCACCGCTACTGGGTCATCCTCTGGAAACCTTACAATAACTGCTGCACCCTTTACTTGTTCAGCACTTACAGCCACAACTATAACAGGCTCTACAAGCCTAGCCTTAGCATCTGGTGCTACTGTTACAGGCATTAACGACACAGATAATATGAGCGATGCAAGCGCAACTACCCTAGCCACAAGTGAAAGTATCAAAGCATATAGTGACGCAAATGTAAAAGCTCCTGGTATTCAAATGACCTTTGAGACTAACACGGCAGATGCAGATCAAGGTCAGGGTAAGGTTCATGCAAATAATTCAACTTTATCAAGTGCCACAGTATTATATATTGATGACCTTGCTAACGATGGCACATCAATCAATAGCTTTATAGACACGCTTGATGATCCCACAGCACCCAACTCTGCTTTAATTTATATACAAGAGGCAGGGACAGGCACGGCAGGCGTTATCTATCAAGTAAATGGCGATGTGGTTTCGGCCAGCACATATAGTAAAGTTCCTGTATCTCATGTGGCTACATTTGGCACTTTATCTGATGGCGATATTATAGGCGTTGTAGTGGCTTATAGCGGCAACAATGGCGCAGGAGATTTAACAGCGGCAAATAATCTATCAGATGTTGCAAGTGCAACAACATCCAGAACTAACTTAGGAGTTGGCACAGGCGATAGCCCGCAGTTCACTGGTGTAAATATAGGGCATGCCAGCGATACAACTTTAACTCGCGCAAGCGCAGGAGATTTAGCGGTAGAGGGTAATGCTATCTACCGTGCGGGTGGACAAGATGTGCCTGTTGCTGATGGGGGTACTGGAGCCAGTAGCCTGACTGACGGGGGTATACTCCTAGGTTCTGGCACGGATGCTGTAACAGCCATGGATGCTCTAGCAAAGGGCAGTATAGTTGTAGGTGATGGGGCAACTGATCCTGTCGCACTTGCAGTAGGTGCTAACAATACTGTATTGACAGCCGATTCTTCTGAAGCATCTGGCCTAAAATGGGCTGCTGTTGGAGGTGGGGGTTATGAACTTTTATCCGCTACAACCTGTAGTGGGACTGCTAGTGTAGCTTTGGAAAGCATGGAAGCTGGGTATCACTATCGATTAATTGGCAGTAATTTAATTCCTGCGAGTAATAATAATGACCTTCACGTACAAATAGGCACTTCTGGACCAAGTTACGCAACATCTGGTTATCAGTACATAGTTGGCGGATACTTGGGAACGTCGCACACGAAAGAAGCATCAACTTCTGCAAGCCAATTTCGTGTAGTTGGTCAAGGTGGTGGAACTGCAACGGGTGAGCAATATTTTGTTGATATACACATATTGAACCCTGCGCTTTCTACAGCCCGCACTCACCTTTACGGGAACGTGGGCGGCAAGGCCCATGATGGCAATATGATCGAGCAGAATTTTGTTGGCTTTCGATCTACGGCAGAGGCTAATACCGCCGTGAAAATATTTTTTGCTAGTACAAATATTGCCAGTGGAACGGTTTATTTTTACAGAATTGCAGATGCGTAAGGAGTTGGCATGGCAAATGATAAAAAAGTTGTAAATGGCGTTGAAGTAGAATTAACAGATGCAGAACAAGCCGCTCGTGACGCGGAGATAAAATCGTATAATGATTCTGCCCACACAAGAGCGTGGGTTTCACTTCGCACAAAAAGAAACGAACTTCTAGCTGAATGCGACTGGACAGTTGCAAGCGATACTGCGTTGTCTGACAGTAAGAAAACTGAGTGGATTAATTATCGTAAATTGTTACGCGATTTTCCTGCAACGCTTAATGATACTACAGTTAAAGGCACAATTACGTGGCCTACAAAACCAAGTTAAAGGAGATAGGCATGGCAAAAAAAATGACAAAACAACAAAAGATAAAAAGGTTAAAAGCACAGAAGCCAGGATTGTATCGCAACATTAATTTAAAAAAACTAGGTGCTGGAAAAACAAAGACAACACGCAAGGTTGGCAGCAAAGGCGCACCAACAGCCTCTGCTTTCAAAAGAGCTGCCAAGACTGCTAAAAAGAGATAGCTCTTATGGCTAAATCAAAGCCAATACGAAGGACTACGACAGGAAAAGGTGCTAACTATCGCCCAACTAAAAGTGGTGCTGGCATGACCAAAAAGGGCGTGGCAGCTTACCGCAGAGCAAATCCTGGGTCTAAACTACAAACAGCCGTAACAGGCAAAGTAAAGGCAGGGAGCAAAGCAGCCAAGCGCAGAAAATCTTATTGCGCTAGATCACTAGGTCAATTAAAAAAAAGTTCTGCTAAAACAAGAAACGATCCTAATTCAAGAATAAGGCAGGCGCGTAGACGTTGGAAGTGCTGACATGATTGTTGCTGAATCCCTTGCCGTATTTGCATTAGCAAAAAAAACTATTGATGTAGTAAGCTCCGCAGTAGACACGGCTGAGTCTGCTACGTCCCTGTATCAAGGGCTTGACAAGCTGTTTCATGTTAAGGACCAAGTTGCACGGGAAGTAAACAAGCGACAGCCTAAAAAACCAAAATCAAAACTCCACAATATATTTAACAGAGTAACTAAAGAAGATGCAGACGATGATCTAAGTGTTGGTTCCGTTGCTGCTATGGTTCTTGAACAAAAGAAACTTGACCGAAAAATATTAAATTTGGGAATTCGCATAGATAATAAGTTTGGTGAAGGAACTTGGGACGAGATATTAGAAACTCGTGAGAAAATGATAGCCGAACGAAAAGAAAAAAAACGAAAAGCAAAACAGAAACAAAAACAACTTGAAGAAGAACAAGAAGAACGTTGGGAAAAAGTTTGGAGAGCTTTAATTGAGTTATTAAAACTTATTATTGTTGGGATAGCTGCTGGTGGAATTGGCTATTTAATTTGGATTAATCGTTGTATGTCAGGAAATTGTTGATGAGTGACTATGAGATAGGCGTGTATAACCGCAAAGTTCGTGAAACAATACGAAATGGTGACGAATGGAATGAAGATACAGGCATAAGCGCAGATTATGAAAACACCTTATATTTTCCTATACGAAACGCTGCTTCTATTGAAGAAGTAGAAAGGCGAGCGGCAAAATCTTTTCCACCAGAAAAGGGTTACGTTATAGATTACATTAAACTGGTTGGGCGCACACAATAATGGACGGCTCTGTTGATATTAAATTATTAGTGACACTTGGTGGCATTATTGTTTCTATGGCTGGTGCTGCTGCTGTTGCAAAAAATCAAATCCAACGTCTGACGGAAATGATTAAAGATATGGAAGGACGTATGCGTAATTTTGATGGTCGTGCTGATAAGCTAGAAAATACGCAAAGCACAACTCAGCAAAGGCTTGACGTGATTGCAAAAATGATGTCGCCTGAGACGATGGAGAGGAGAGCGAGGGAAGCAGCTACGGTCTTGGCGAGGCTCGAAGTGCTAGAGCGTACTCAGCATAAGATTGAAAATAGAGTTGGATTAAACGGAGAAAAATAAAATGAAATTTATATTTCAGAATAAATTTATGAGAGAGGTAGCTTCATGGATCAGCACATTAGATGCTTGGCTGTGGCGAAAATGTTGGAGTTCTAAAAAAAGAAAATGAAAAAACTTTTTCTATTGTTATTTCTTGTTGGTTGTCAAACTACTGACAAAACGATAGAGACAGCAAATCCATTGATATTGCGTTGTGACGATGCAGAAGAACTCAGCACATACTTGGAAACTAAATATAAAGAAGTGCCACAATATGCTGGCATACTTAATCAATACAATACAGTCATGATCTTATATGTAAGCAAAAATCAAACATGGACAATTGTACACACTTTAGGAGGGAAGGCTTGCATAGTAAGCTCTGGAACTAATTGGAACAAAGTGAATTGGCAAGAGTATAAAAAAATATGAAAGTAAGCTCAGAAACCAGCGTATCCATGCCTATTAAAAATATGCTCGCTATTCTCTTTGCATTTTGTGCAGGCATTTTTGGCTATACGGAGTTGACATCAAGACTAACAAGTTTAGAAACTAGCCGTGAGCTGATGTTAAATGATTTGCTAAAGGCTTCAGATCAGAAACCTATCGATCAAGAGCAATTTCTAATTCAAGAAAGTCTTGCTAGTGATTTAGAAAAAACAATCATCCGAGTGGACGAAATGATGCACAACGGAGTGAACATAGAAAGAATGATGAAAGATATTAATAGACTGCGAAATGACGTTGAAATGCTAAAAGACAAGCTAAGAGAATCTAATGAACATTGAATTGGTGATAGCTCTTCTGCTTATAGTAAACAACCAGATTACAGAGCATCGAATCCAGCCGTCTATGTCTGCCTGCCTAAAGGGTAAAAGGATTGCAATGAGACAGATAAAATCAAGTAGCAATACACGCTTTGAATGTTTAAAATCTAAAGCAGAATTAGAATTATATATGGGTGAAAAACATATTGTGAAGCTCATTTTAAAATAGGAGTTATTATGCTTAGTTTACTAGGATCACTAATGGGGTTTGGTACTTCTTTTCTCCCAAAGGTAATGGACTACTTCCAAGACAAACAAGACAAGGCACATGAACTGCGCTTGATGGACAAGCAACTAGAAAACCAGAAGGTGCTTGGAGCGCAGAAGTTACAAATGACGCACGTAGAAGCAGACATTCGTGAAAGCGAAGCGTTACTTAAACATGATGCAAAGCTACAAAATAAAGCAAGCCCTTGGGTTGTTAATCTAGCTGCTTCTGTGCGTCCAGTAGTGACATATTTACTGTTCCTTGAAATATTTGTTTTAACTTTTGCTGTGCAGTTTGATTGGATGGATCAGGAACAGTATCAACTTATCTGGAACAATGAGATGCAAGCTGTTTGGGCTGGCATTGTCTCATTCTGGTTTGGAAGCCGTACTATGGCTAGGAAACAGCAAACGTGAACATCAACAAGGCTGGTTTGGAAATAATTAAGTCTTTTGAGGGTTGGTCTTCTGATCCGTATCTTTGCCCAGCTAATAGGTGGACAATCGCCTACGGCTCAACCTGGGATATTGACGGACATCCTGTCACCGCTGACCATCCTAGCATTACGAAAGACCAAGGCGAGGCTTTGCTCCGAAAAGAAGTGCATCATATTGAAAATGCAGTTAGACGCCTTATCAAAACGCCATTAACTGTTAATCAGTTTTCTGCGCTTTGTAGCTGGGGTTTCAATGTTGGTAGTGGGAACGTACAAAATTCTACGTTAAGAATGAAGTTAAATCGTGGCGATGTTGAGGGTGCAGCAGATGAGCTTTTACGATGGAAGAAGGCTGGGGGTCGCACTCTTGCTGGTTTAGTCAGGAGAAGGGTTGCTGAAAGGGCTTTGTTCCTCACGCCTGATTAATCTATGTAGCCACTTTGGTATTGAAAACACAGTTATGCGATCAATGTTACTTTCGTACTCACGGCTGCCATCGTCATAAAGATACCAAACGCCAACCAGTTTTTTCATTTAATCAACACCAAGGTTTTGCAACAGCCCTACTTCAATACATACTGCACCATGCCCTAATGCTATCGCTGCCTTAGTGCAAATTTCTAAAGATGGATAGGTCTGGAATAGTTCAACGTAACCATCCAAAAACATAACTAAGCTATAATATAAGTCACTCATTCGTGTGCTTTACCTTCTGCACCAAATTCCAAGGAATTACGTTTTTATCACTTTTTTACACAAAATATTTGTCCAACGGTTGCTTTACCATAATGAAAATCCTCGGTGTATTTTTTTAATTCGTCAAAATGTTCTGCAACGTGAATAAAACAATTTTTTTGATTGGCAAATTGTAAGGGAACTCCATCGTAGTGAGTAATCTCTAAATTTTGAAAATCATTATTTGCTAAATCAAACCAAAAAAGTTGAATCAAAATAATATATTTCACAACTTTGTCCTAAAAATCCCTGCTAGGCTACTTAACCTAGCAAGGAATAGTTTGCTTTGATCTGTGGGAGAAACAAATCTATTAATTTTAATTTTTTTATTCATAATTTTCTATAAGTTTTTTTTGTTTTTTTTGTTAAATTCCAATCTATTATATTTTTGCTATTCTTAAAAATAACATCAACAAATTGTTTTCCCTTCATTTTTTTGGCAATCCTGCGTTCACGTTCAGTTGGATTTTTTTCATGTTTCGGCCAGCCAGCGTTGTCTTTTTTTGTGCGTATTGGCATCTATTGGCTCTTTACAATAAATACTTCTTGGTAAGGGTCACGGTTTTTTACTCGCTTGCGCTTTGCATAAGCTGCAAATTCTAGACTAAATCCACCGTGGCAACTTAATTTGCCATTTCTTCTAACCATAACGTAATACATCATACCCACTCCTTTTTATGCCTGATCCATATTCGTAGCTTGCGTGTTAATCTGTGATACAGCTTAATCATCCGTAATCCTTTCGATCGTCCTCGTTATCGTATGCCTCATTATAGGCATTGATTTGTGCCTGTGACATTTCTGACATAGGCACTCTAATACCAGTTATGCTACCGCCAATATAATAATGTGGTTCTCGCACTCGCCAATAATAGGCGTCTGCTGCCCCTCTGTCCTTTGGTGAGCCGTGTTTTTTCATGCTGTCCTCACTTTAACTTATAAATGATATAATCTTGACAATTGTCACAGTCTCGCAAAGGCAAAGATTTGCTGTTTTTATCCGTTGGTTGCATACCTACATAGTGCCACCGTTTGCCTTGTTCTATCTGAGACTTCGATGTTTTAAAAAAATCTTCGTTGCCAGAAATAAATAAGCTAACAAAAAAGATTGCTACACTTAATAAAAGTTCCATTGATAACTCCCTAAAAAAGTAAGCTAATATAAAGCATTGCGAAAATTAAACTTGCAGATAAAAAATTTGCCATTACGTTTCACCTAGAATAATAGCGTGGCATCCGCTCATGCCGTCACCATCTTGCGTGTAAGCCTGCAATTTTCTATCGGTATTAAAATTTTCCCAAACTCTGTGCGTAAAACGCTCCGCATATTTCCAATGCTCAATCTTGCGAATTGCTTCAACAGCACTTGTAGCCTTAATTTTAGTTTCTAGCTCTACAGGTGGCTGGCAGTTTAGGTAATATTCTGTGACAAGAAATGTTTTTTGATTAGCTCTTTCTTTTAATTCTTTCATAATCGTGTTCCTCGTTGCTTGTTTCCAATACAAGTATTATAAGCATTTCTATGATATAGGCAAGCCCTATTATTAATTAAATGTAATTATTTTCATATGGCCTTGGTAACGCTATTCCCATCTCAGTAGCTGTGCGCTCAATGCCCTCTAAG